GAGGACGGCGGGGACGCCATCGGCATTGTGGTCGTCGGCAAGGGCGTGGACGGCAACGCCTACGTCCTGGCGGATCGCACCTGCAAGCTATCCCCCGATGGCTGGGGCAAGCGGGCTGTTCAGGCCTACCACGAGTTCAAGGCCGACCGGATCGTGGCCGAGCGCAACTTCGGCGGCGCCATGGTCGAGCATGTCATCCGCACCGTGGATCCCAAGGTCTCCTATCGGGAGGTCACGGCATCACGGAGCAAGGTGGTTCGCGCTGAGCCGGTGGCCGCGCTCTACGAGCAGGGCAAAGTCAAGCACGTCGGCGGGTTCTCCGAACTTGAGGACGAGTGCTGCGCCATGACCGCAGACGGCTTTGTCGGTGACGGCTCGCCGAACCGCGTGGACGGCCTGGTCTGGGCCATCACCGAACTGATGCTGAATGCAACGACGCAGGCTGGCGTCTTCCTGACATCGAGGAACCGCTGATGGGCATTCGCTTCGTCCTGAACAGTGCGAGCCGAAGCCTGGCCACGATGTTCCCGGGGTTCTTCCCGACCGCGAAGCACAACCACTACGCGGACTTCGGCTGGCCGGAGAGCGTCGAGTTCAGGCAGTTCTTCGACATCTACACCCGCAACGGCATCGCGCGCGCCGGGATCGATCGCACGATCCTGAAGACGTGGCAGGACATGCCGTTCCTCCTCGAAAAGGAGCGGGACGGCAGCGAAGGGGCGGTCAAGGAGGAGACCAACCTCGAGCGCGAGATCAGGCTCCGGTTCGCCGCCCTGCGGCTGTGGCAGCGCCTTGCCGAGGCGGATCGCCGCTCCTTGGTCGGCAACTATGCCGGCGTGATCCTGCGCTTCGCCGACAGCAAGCGGTTCGCCGAGCCGGTCGCCCGGGTGCCTGGCGGTTTGGACGGTCTCGTGGAGATCATCCCCGCCTGGGAAGGGCAGCTCGCGGTGTCCGAGTGGGACACCAGCGAGACCTCGCCGACCTATGGCCAGCCCATGATGTTCCAGTTCAACGAGGCGGCAGTCGGGAAGATCGGCGGCCAGCCGCGGGCGTTCAATGTCCATCCCGACCGGGTCGTCGTCTGGTCCAGGGATGGAACGATCCACGCCCGATCCAGTCTTGAGCCCGGCTACAACGACCTGATGACGCTTGAGAAGGTCATCGGCGCCGGCGGCGAGGGCTTCTGGAAGAACGCGAAGTCCGCGCCGGTCCTCGAGGTCGATGCCGAGGCGAATATCGAAGCCATGGCCCGCGCCATGGGCGTCAAGCCCGAGGAGATCGCGGACAAGATGTCGGCTCAGGTCGAGGGCTGGCAGAAGGGGTTCGACAAGCTGCTGATGGTGCAGGGCATCCAGGCGAAGACCCTCGGCGTCACGCTCCCCAGCCCGGAGCACTTCGTGGCCGTTGCGCTGCAGTCCTTCGCCGCGTCGTTGTCGATCCCCCTGAAGATCCTCGTCGGCACGCAGACCGGTGAGCGCGCCAGCACCGAGGACGCGGCCGAATGGGCGCAGACCAACATGTCGCGCCGGAACAACGAGGTCGTGCCGAACATCATGACGCTCGTCGACCGGCTCGTTCGCGTCGGAATCATCCCCGAGCGGGACTGGCACCTGGACTGGTCGGACCTGACCGAGTCGTCGATGTCCGAGAAGATCGATCGGGCCAACAAGATGGCCGACACGAACCAGAAGATGAAGGACGGCGGCGAGCTGGTGTTCACGCCGGAGGAGATCCGCGCCGCGGTCGATCTGGAGCCGCTGTCCGAGGCCGACAAGTTCCGCGAGGAGCCCGAAGACGACGAAACGGGCGCGGCGATAACGCCGCCGGCCAAAGCGAAGTAAACCCCACAAGGACCAACCGATATGCCGAGACCAACGGACAAGCCGAAGGCGATCAGCGCGTCGAGCGTTGGCAAGGCTATTGCGTGGCTTGAAAAGGCCATCGACCTCCACAAGAAGCACATGGATGGCAGTGCGCCGACCACCGGGAAGGACGGCGAGAAGAGCCAGATGCTCATGATGGAGCTGATGGAAACGGCCTTGTCGTATCTCCAGGGTGATGGCGGCACGACACGCATGGCCGGCATGAACAGCAGCGCTGCTGCCCGGCGTCAGGTCCGCGTGAACATCCGTGCCCGCGCCAACACCAAAGCGGTGCGCAAGGAGAAGCGGAACGGCCGGGACGTTGTGATCGTCCCCGCCGCCACGCTCCCCGACAACGTGGTGATGAACGGAATCCAGTACCCGGCCGACGAGATCGAGAAGAGCTACATCGGCCTAAACCGCACCCCGGCGCCGCTGGGGCATCCCACCATCAACGGCAAGTTCGTCTCCGCCCGGGATCCCGAGGGGATCAACATCGGCTGGATCGGTGCCTGGAACGAGAACCTGCGCCGCGAGAACGGCCGCGTCCTGATGGACAAGGTCATCGACGTCGAGCGCGCGAACCAGACCGAAGGCGGCAAGGCGGTCCTCGCGGCAATCGCCAAGGGCGAGCCGATCCACACCTCGACGGGCCTCTACTGCAACCTCGAGGCCGCCAACGGCGACGTCGACTACAAGCACATCGCTCGCAATATCGAGTTCGACCATGACGCCATTCTCCTCGACGAGGAGGGCGCGGCCACCCCTGAGCAGGGGGTCGGCATGATGGTCAACGCGAAGGGCGAGCAGACCGAGATCGAGGTCATCAATTCGTCGCTCACCGAGATGATCGACCAGGAGATCGACTATGCCGGCCAGCGGCTGGTCGAAGCCCTGACGCGGCGCGAGTACGCCAGCGTCTGGGCGCGCATGAAGACCGCAATCATCGAAGCCTTCGGCTCCGAGCGGGCACCCTCTACCAACAACCAGGAGAACGACATGTCTGGTCCTTCCAAGGAGCAGTTCGATGCGCTTTCCGCAGAGGTCAAGACCCTCTCGGACGGCCTCAAGGACATCGGCAAGACGATCGCCGAGTCCGTCGCCAATGCGGTGAAGCCGCTTGTCGATGCGCAGGCCCAGATCGTCGCCAACCAGAAGGCGCAGGAGGAGGCCGAGGTGGCCGATCTCGTCGCCAAGGTGGTCAAGGCCAACCTCCTCGACGAGGAGACCGCCAAGGCCACGCCGCTGAACACGCTGCGGAAGCTGGCCGAGAAGGCCAAGCCCGGCACGGCGGCGGCGCTCAACGGGGCCTTCGCCGGCACTGGCGACAAGCCCTCCTTCAAGCTCCCCAAGGCGGAGGCCTGATCCATGCCGCGCTACAACAAGATTTTCCTCGGCCCGGCCGAGAAGACCAAGCCGCAGGTCCGTGAGGCCAAGGCGGCTGCGGCCCTCAAGCCCGGCCGCCTCGTCGTGATGTCGTCTGGCGAGTTCGCGCTCGCCGGCGCCACCACGATCAGCAAGGTGCTCCTCGTTCAGGACAACTACCTGGCCATGAAGGGCGTCGACACCGACTGGGCGCAGGGCTCCACGGCCATCGCGATCGAGATGGAGGACGACAGCCTCTACGCCGCCCGCATCGCGAACGGCGTCAACATCACGGCGGTCAACACCGCCCTCACGCCCGGGGCCAACGGCACCCTGGTGATCGCCTCCACCTCGGACCTCGTCGTGGCGTACTCGGACGAGATCTACAACAACAACTCCGGCAGCGAGCAGCTGCTGCGCATCCGCCCGGCTGGCTCTCAGAGCTACCTCTCGGCCGCGACGTAAGGAGAACCAGCCAATGCGCTACTTCGACGAACAGCTCGTCACCAACTCCCGCCCTCATGCGGCCTGGTGGAACGAGGTCTCCATGGTGCGTGAGCACTTCCATCGGTCGGAGGAGGGCCTTGCCCGGCTCGCGTCCGACTTCCTCGGCAACGCTGCCTCGATCCTGCCGCGCGATGCGTGGCTCGACCTCGACGGCATTACCCGCCGCGTGATGCGCTCTGACGAAGGTCAGGCGTGGATGGCGGACCTGATGCCGCTCGCCAAGCCGGTCAACATCGGCAAGCTCGTCCACCTGAACCGCGTGTCCTCGGACGCCGGCCGCGTGGTGCGCTCCATGTCCGGTCAGGTGCCGTCCACCATGGACAAGGTCACCTACGACTACCGCGGCACGCCCGTGCCCATCTTCTCGACCGCCTATGGCCGGGAGTGGCGCGAGTGGAACACGCTGCAGTCGGAGAACTTCGACGCCCTGTCGGACGACCAGGAGGCCCACACCGCGAAGATCCGTCGCGACATGGCCCTCTATGCCCTGGACGGCGACTCCTCGATCGTTTTCGAGGGCTACACCGCCTACGGCATCCGCAACCACCCGCTGTCCAAGTCGATCAACCTCGGCTCGGCTGCTGGTGGCGCCAACATCGACCTCTCGGCGAGCGGCACCACGTCGGATGCCATCGAGGCGTTCTTCAACGGGCCCTTCGGTGCCTTGCTGGACGCGAACCTCGTTTCGTCGCCCGTCAATCTGTACATCTCGCCCGAGATCGCCCGGAACTGGGATCGCCCCTATTCCGGCTCGGCGGGGTTCAAGATCGGCTCGCTGCGTGACGCGCTTCTGGCGAACCGCCGCATCAACAAGATCGCGGTCTCGTTCGAGCTTTCGGGCAATGCGTTCTTCGGCTTCGTGCCGAACGCCGAGTACATCCGCCCGCTCATCGGCATGGCGGTGAACACCACCGCCATCACCCGCACCAACCCCACGGACAACTACCAGTTCCTGGTCATGGGCGCGATGGGCATCGAGATCCGCGCGGACTTCAACAACCGCTCGGGCGTCTTCTACTCCACCGACGTGGATTGATCCTGACGGCCCCGGCTTCGGTCGGGGCCGCTCACCAGGGAGAGATGAGATGAAGATCGAGATCATCGCGGGTGGCATCTTCGGTGCGAAGGGCGAGATTCCTATCGGCACGGTTCTGGACGTGAAGAGTGAGCCCACGGGCTGGGCCGGGCGCTACCGTGTCGTCTCCGCCGGCGGCAAGGACAAGGTGGCTGTGACCAACCCAGCCACCGCCGGCCTGAAGGCTATCCACTACGGTGGCGGCAAGTTCAACGTCCAGAACGGCGACCAGGTGCTCCTGTCCGGCCTCTCCAAGGCCGACGCGGACGCCTTCAACGCCCTGTCTGACGAGGACAAGGAGACGTTCGTCGCTGCCGAGAAGGCCAAGGGCTGATCGATGGCCGGCTACGGCGACGACGCCGGGTTCGCGGCCTGGCTGGCGGGTGAGGGGTACACGCTGCCCCCCGGCTCGCCAACCGCGGCCGTTCTCCGGCAGCGCGGTAGCCGCTACATTGATGCGACCTATGGCGCCCGCTTCGTCGGACGCCCCACTGGTGGCATCGCTCAAGAGCGGGCGTGGCCGCGCATCGGCGCCGTGGCCGGTCCTGCCGTGAGCTATGGCGGGCAGGGTACGCCGATCCCCGAAGACGTGGTGCCCATCGCCGTCATTGAGGCCAGCTATCATGCCGCATGGCAGGAGGCGAACACGCCCGATTCCCTGCTCGGCGCGGTCGTCTCC